GTGTGCATCTGCATCAAGTAGACCAATAGATGCCAATGCTTCCTTAGCACCACGTCTAGCAGCGCGATCAAGCATAGCTTCTAGCTCTTCTGGGGAAAGCTTTACTTCACTCATAGTTTAACTCATTTTAGCTAGAATGTCAAGCTTATTCTGTTGACTAAGAAACAATTAGACAAGGCACGGTCACTGTAGGCGTTGCCTAAGTCTGCTAGTCCCCGTGCCTTGCTCATTTGTTATTCTCCCAAGAGAGTTGCGAGGTCGAGCGCTTTCAGTTCATCTGGCGTAGTAGCCGCAGCCAAACGTGCATCATCTGTGATGTCACGAAGTGTAGCCTTCTGAGCAGCAATGTCAGCCGCGCCTGTGCCAGCCTCTAGTGCCTTCATGTAGGCAACGTCTAGGTCAGCCAAGCGTGGCGCACGTTCTGCACGGAGGTTATCCTTGTGAATAGCCAGTGCAGATGTCATGTCTACGTCTACGGCATCACCGTTAAACTGCCATGCGCCACGGAATGTGCGATCAGTTAGTACTTTGAGTGACGATGCCTCACGAACATCGCCGTTGATATTGATGTAAGTGGTCATGCTGCCATCTCCATTTCAGTTTGATTAATCTTCCAAGCATTTCTAAATAATCTGTCGCTTGGTATTAGTTCTACAGGAACGATCTTCATGATGATCCTGTTACCGTTGTAATCCCTCCAGATGTGTGGCGGGATGTCTTTCATAATGAGGTACTCAATAGCCTCTTCTTCGGTCATAGCACCGATAGGCTCCGCGTAGGGATGCTCTTTAGGCTGACCATCAGGCACATCTCTGTCACGCAGGTAGGTGTCAATCGGTGGTAAGATGTTGCCCTCTAGTGCAGCAGCCATCCAGTTAGGGTCAGGCACAAGCACCTTGGCTGGCTCGTCAGGTGTGGCAGGGTCTTCGAACAGCACACGATACTTGCTCTGCACTGGTGCAAGGCGTGACTTGGCTTCTGCAAGACGGTCCCAGAGATGCGTCATGCGAGGTCTCCGTGTGCTGCAAAGGCGCAAGAAGGAACATCATTGTTTGCACCAGTAGATGTAACCATTGCATTTATATAAACATTTGCAGCTTCATAGGATGTTGCGCCTGATGTTCTGTTAGAACCTGCATTACTGTCCGCAGTTGATACGGCTGAAGACGTTACAGCATAATTTACATCAGACATTGCATTACTTAGTGCGACCGTAAACCGCCCTGTTGCGATGTCTATTGTTGAGGCGCAGTTGAAGCTATCCACGATGCTTGCTCCTGACATAGATAACGTACACCAAGCCTTAGCCGACCCATTGACCACATAGCCAGTGCCGACTGTCGTTGTGCCATCAGTGATGTTTGATACGTTGAGCGTACTCATGCGAGGTCTCCGTGGATCATTCCAAATGTTTGCATGTCATAATCAGTTCTGTTTGAACCTGCATTTACAAAGAATGTATTAAAGTCGTATCCTGTTGTTGCTTGAGTACCATTTGTGAGGTCGTGACCAAAAATAGCAGTGCTACTTCCACTATCATTTTCACCAGATGTGATAATGTAGTTAGTGTTTGCCATTGATGATGTTAGGTTAACCCCCCCATCACCTGTGCCGTCATCATCTAAACTAGAAACATTAAGGCTGTCTAAAATGCTTGCTTGACCTGATGGTATGTTTATCCAAGCCGCCGCAACGCCTGAGACTGCACGACTAGCTGTTTCACCCGTGGCTTGGATGTTTGTGACCTTTAGAGTACTCATGCTGGGTCTCCGTGGATAATAAACGATATAATCGGTGGGCCAGCAGGAGTGCCGTTGAAATTCACCCACGCCTTAGCAATGCCTCTCGCTGAGTATGTTGTGCCGCCTGCGGAGGGGCCGAAGTTGTCTACGCGGATCGTACTCATGCTAGGTCTCCGTGTGCTATTGAACAGTTCACGGGACAATTTGATAGTGTAAATGCTGAGTTTACTATTTGATAGCGATGGCTCGTTGACTGACTACTTGCGCTTTGGACGCTTGAGACTACTCTGTGGGAAGAGTCTTCATCTCCTGCAGAAGCCGTTATAATCTGGTCCGCAGCTGCAAAGGCGTTTGTGTAGCTTACAGTTGTGTCACCTGAGCCATTGTCGGTCAAAGCTGAAACATTAAAGCTACTAACTATTGTGTGTGAGCTGTTATGCCGTTCAAAAACCTTCGCAGCACTCTGCCCCGTCAGTGTGGCAGGGCCAGTTCCCGCAGCATCGCTTACCGTATTTGCTCGAATCTCAGACAATGGACAGGCTCCCTCCGCTAGTGACGGTCAGCGTTACACCAGAAGCTACAGCCAAGGGGCCAGTAGCAGAGGCGTTTTCGTCTGCGTCGATGGTTACGTTAGAGTTTAGCGTCTGCTCGTTCACACGGAAGATGTCGCCTGCCCGTGAGCCTACTGTTCCGTTGTCCCCCTTGAACATGCCGCCGCCTGAGACGTTAGCCACTTCAAAGGTGGTATATGCTACAACCTCAAGAGTATCGTCTGCGGATGCACCTACTGTAAGGATAACATCAGAGCCGTTGCTTGCTGTGTAGTCTGTCCCGTTGTTCAAGAAGATACCGTTAAGGTACACGTCCAAGAACTGCGGTGTGTAGCCACCAGTAGCAAAGCTAGTCTGACCAGCAGTGCAGGTGAAGCTGTCTCTTGTCTGCGTAGCCTGTGGTACTGGCTGTGTGCCGATGTATCCGCTCATGGTTAAACCTCTGGCTTTGTTGGCCACACCACGCCTTCAAGTGATGTGTGTGTATTGGTGATGTCACGCAGCGCCTGACGATATGCTGCCTGCTCTGCGGTCATGGTCAGGTCAGATGATGCCCACCAGTCAGTCTCAGCAATGCGGCGGTTACGCTCTGCACGAAGTTCTTTCAATGGCTGTGCAGCAATGAGTTCATCACGCTTGGCTGCTACAGTAGCCCACTCAATGCCATGCTCAGTAGACTCGATAGCTGTGCCATTAGCATCAGCACCTGTTACCTTGCGGAACATTTCGTTAAACTCTGCTTCGGTTGTAGGCTCTCCACGGAGAACCCATTCGGTAATGCCCAGTTCGCTAAGGGCGTTTACAATAGTAGTCATTGGTATATGCCTCCTTAGCCTGCGATTTCCATGAGTGTGATGTTGATAAAAGAACCAGTATTTTCATGAAAAACAACATTTCCCCCGCTCCTTGACTTGAAGAATACACGATAAACTGGTGTGGTTGTTCCGACTGAAGTGTCTAAGAACGAAAAACTGTGTCCAGTAGTGTTCAGGTTTGTGCTGTTGTAGATTTGCTCCATACCAAATGAACCTCCACCTGTAAGATCATTAACAGTAGAGTAGGTAGTTGTTCCACCATTGCGACAAATGGTAGAAATAAGGCCATTGGGGTATCCAGAACTTACATATCCGTGACCACCCGAAATCATTATGAAGCATTTGTTTGAAGCAGATGACATTGTTAAGCCTAAAGATAAGCCTGTATTCACCATACTCGTGCTGGTTGTTGAGATAACGGATGGATTAAAGGACTGACTAACCACCTGCAACACAGACCCACTTACATTCAGCCCAAGATCAGCAGCAGTAGGAGTGCCTCCAGACGTATTCTGAATGGTATCTACCTTTAGCGCGCCAGTCATCGTGTCGCCAGTGACGTTCACATAGCGGCTGTCAGTCTCAGCCTTCGTGTAAGCGTCTGCGGGTTGGAACGTGGCGTAGCTGATCACCACAACCTCATCGCCATTCTCAGCAGCAGACGTGAGCGTAATGCTTGTGCCATTCGTGGCTGTGTAGTCGGTGCCATCAACAAGCCGCACACCGTTGTGGAACACATGCACTTGGTTGGGCGTGTAGCTTAGACCAGTAAGACTGGTGGTTGTGCCTGTGATGCTAAACGCTTTCTTGCGCTCTGCACCAGAGGATACAACAGATGCTTTAGAGCCGATGTAGCCTGCCATATTACATAGCCTCCAATGCTGCTAGTCGTGTTTCCATGTCGTCGATCTTTTGCAGCGCCTCTTGCAGTGCAGCGGTCAGGAGCGGGACTAGCTTCGATTGGTCAATGCCTTGATACTCAGGATTGCCATCAGCATCTACGTCGTCTTTCTCGCCCGTGATTGCCTCAGGGACAAACGCTTGAACCTCATGCGCCAAGAACCCGTCAACAGTAGTGTCTGGGTCAGTAATGAAATTAAAGCGATGCACAGGAATTTGCGCAAGACGATCCGCAGCGCCATCAAGCGCAATTACATTTTCCTTTAGGCGGTAATCAGATGAAGTGACGTAGGAGACAGAAGATGTCCCTATGTCAATAGAACCCACCGCCGAGGCACTGCTATTCGGCCCATAAAATAAAACACCATTTCCAGCGTCCGATCCACGCCTTACTCTAAGTGCGGCATATCCATTACCAGAACAAGATAAATAATTTGTGCCACCACCAAGTTGCTCATTCAAATTTCCGAGGCGAATTACACCGCTACCGTCGATGCGCATACGTTCTGAGCCAGCAGTGGCAAACCGCATTTCATCAGAGCCTGCTGTCGAAATGCTAACCTCGTTGCCAGTTGATGTAAGGGTCTCATTAGACGAAAGAACCAAAGACGCTTGAAACCCGCCCGCAGTTGGCGTATGCACCTTCAATCGAACATGGTTCGTCCCCGTGGCCACGATGGTGTTTGCATCATTGTTGTTGCTAGAAGAGCCGCCGTTTGCTTGCAGCTTTGCACTCGGGCTGCTCGTCCCAATCCCCACCCGATCATTGGTCGTGTCAACGTAAAGCGGATCGCCAGAAGCGCCCTGAGATACACTTATAAGATCGCTCTGCTTACTCATTAGCTCTCTGCCTGTTCAAGAACTGAAAGAATTACATCACAGCTAGATGCAGTGTCACTTGTCACTACGCAAGTATCTGCAGCTTCCATTATGATCTTACCATCAAGTACAGACAAGCCTGCACCAGCAGGGATAGGTGCGCCTTTGACTACATAGACACCTGCAATCTGTACGTCTACGTTGATCTGAGTAGTTGCTACGTTAGCCAAGTTAAGGCCAATAACAACAGCTTCCTGACCAGCAGAGACAGTATGTACAGTTACAGGAGATGTACCAACAGCAGAAGAGGTATAGTTGTTAAATGCCATGTTTTATCATCCCAGTGCGATTGCGTAGATTATTGCAGCATTAGCTGCGGTAGCTGCACTCGCTGCGGCAGCAGTAGCAGAGTTGGCTGCATTAGTCTCACTAGTTGCTGCATTAGTCTCACTCGTAGCAGCGTTAGTCTCAGATGTTGCAGCATTCGATTCTGACGTAGCAGCAGCACTTGCACTAGCTGCAGCGTTACTTTCACTAGTAGCCGCATTAGTCTCGCTAGTAGATGCAGCGCTTGCCGAAGCAGAAGCATTGCTCTCAGACGTAGAAGCGTTGCTAGCACTTGTAGCTGCAGCAGTTGCTGAGTTACCTGCGTTAGTCTCGCTTGTAGCTGCGGCACTAGCTGAAGCTGCAGCAGCCGTAGCAGAATCTCCAGCATTAGTCTCACTCGTAGATGCGTTACTTTCACTAGTAGCAGCATTAGTCTCGCTAGTGGCTGCATTAGTCTCGGATGTAGCAGCATTGTTTTCACTTACAAGAGCAGCAGCAGCACTAGCAGCAGCTTCAGAAGCACTAGTAGCAGCAGCAGTAGCACTACCAAGAATGCCATCTACGTAAGTCTTGTTTGTAGCATCCGTACCATTAGTAGGTGCAGCAAGTCCAGTAACTTTGTTTGAACCCATAGCAATGTTACCAGACATTGTACCGCCTGTCAAGGGCAGTTTGGTAGCAATGCTGTTAGTAACTGTAGTGCTGAAGTCTGCATCGTCGCCTAATGC